GAGCTCGGCGTTGTGCGTGGTAACCCGCCCGCTCAGCTTGTTGATCGTGACCGGCGTAGCCTTGCTCGTCAACTGTGTGACCGTGCCGCCCGCGCCGGTGGTGTACCCAAGTGTCGAAGTGGACCGTACGACCGTGCCCGTCATAGCAGCGGGGGTGCTGCCCCCGATGACTGTCCCGTCGATCGCACCGCCGTCGATGTCGGCCTTCGTGATATTCACCTCGCCGGTGCCCTTCGGCGTGATGCTGATGTCGATGTCAGCGCTAACGCCTTCCGCCACCAGTGACGTGTTCTCGAGGTTCAGCCCATTACCGCCGTTCACAGTCTGGAAGGACTGCGACTCGATGAGCGTGATCCCGGTGAAGCTGCCGGTGAAGACAACCCCCGAGATCGACCCGCCGGTGATGCTGACGTTGTTCGAGTTCTGTACCGAAAGGTTCCCTAGAAGCAGCGCCGCGCGGGCTTCGGACACATCTGTGAATACCACATTCGACAGGAACAAAGCCCCGTCCCCTGCCGGAAGCAAGACAATATCTTCACCGGGAGCCGACGTCGTAATAAAGTTGCCGCCTATAACAATCGCGCCAACACCTATACGGTCAGTGCCTACTCGCAGTGCAGTTTGTACCCCCGTGCCGCTGTACACATGCTTCGCAGCAGCCTCGGGGCCGCCATCTATGTGGAGCAGCTGGTCGAAGGTGTCTTTGATCTTCTGGTTGGTGAGGTTTGTCGACACGGTGCTATTTCCCTCGTAGAGAGTGGGGGCCCGAAGGCCCCCACAGTGCCTAGCCTACCATCAGGCCGACGGGTTCACGCCAAGATCGGCACCCATGTTGATGACCGCCAGCGAGACCTTGACACGCGCGACGTTGATCGCGTTGGTGTTGATGGTCATCAGGATGGAGGTGTCCGCCGCAGCGTACGCTGCGCCTGCGGCACCCACAGTCGTACCGACTGCGGCGTTCAGGTCGACGTCGTTGCCCCACAGGGTGAGCGAGCCGGTGATACCGAGGTCGATGGTACCAGCCGCGCCCTCTGCGCGGACAACCGTGACTGCTGCCGACAACACCTGCGCGCCCTTGGGGAGCGTGCCGATGACCAGCGTGTCGGTAGCGGCCAGCGCCGTTGCCGAGGCAGCGGCACGAGCGGTAGCGATCTTGGCGAAGTCGAGATCAATCTCGACGACGCTCACGCGGTCGGTGTAGTTGGCCGAGAAGCCAGCCGAGTTCTTGTAGAACCCGAGAGAGTCAGTGTACGCAACCATGATCAGGTCTCCTTACGCGAACTGGACGACGGCTTGCGCCAGCGCCTCGGGTTTCACAACCTTGTAGCCGTACACCTGCAGGCCGCGGATGATGTTGCCGAAAGTGGACTGCGCACGAAGCGTTTCCATTTCCGTCATCTGCGACGCGAAGGTGAAGCCCATCTTGTGGCCGGCGATGATCGAGGTCTTGCCCGAAGAAACGTTCAGGTTGTGCGACACATAGAGCGTGAAGCGGTCGATCATGCCGAGGCGGCCGTTCCGGAGCGGAGTGGTGCTATCGCCGGTCAGCGAGGCATCCTTGAGCTCCGACTTCTTGATCAAGCCGGCCATGCGGGCCGGGATGATGAGGTAGCGGTCCGACTCAGGGACGTTGGCCTCGTCAAGCACGGTGCCCATATCGACGACCAGATCGACGACGGAGGTCGTGGCAGACGCACCGTCCTTGGTCACGGTCAGCGGCGCGGCCGTGGTGCCGAGGTTGAAGGCGGCCGACTGCTGACCCGCGGTCGCGCCTTTGTTGGACGCACCAATGCCCGGCAGCAGATCGGTCAGCACGCGCTGGTCGATCTTGATCTTCATCTGCTCGGAGGCGTCCTTCGACCACATGTCCATCAACTTGACGTCCGACTGGACACGGTCGGTGTCGTCCTCGACGCAGGAGAAGTACTCGCCCTTGTCGATGACCAACTGCAGCTTCGGCGCGTCGGGGTTCTCCACGACGAGGTTCTGACCCTTGACGTACTCGCGGATCGTGATGTTGGGCTGGGTACGGATGTTGACCGTATCGCCCTGATTACGAATCTCGCCCTCGTAGTCGGTGTTGCTGATGGCAGCAAGCACGGTCGAGTCGTAGAAGTTTTCGATCAGTTTACCTGACCAGATTTCCGGAATGAAGTTGCCCGAATAGTCGGGGCGTCCGGGTGCAACAGGATAGGCCATGTGGTGTCCTTTCACTTAGCCAGTTTTAGGTGATACGACCTTCTCGCTGTGCAGCGAAAATGTCGCGCTCGATCCGGTCACGCTCCTGCTCCCGACCCTTATACAGACCTTTACGGACGTCGTCAAAGAACTTGGCGACATCTGTGCGGGCATAGGCTTTGGCAGCGTTACCGGTTGTGGTACCAGCAGCTGTGCGCCCACGCCCGGGTGCAATCTGTTTTTCGAGTTGGGTAGCAGCTACGTTCCGAGTTTGTTGGGCAACAGAATTACCATTCTGTGACTGCCACGTACGGAAGAAACTTCCGACACGACGGGCGTCGAGTTGGCCTTGCGCGTTGTCGAGGTACGTCTGCCGGGTCATACCGGACAGCGGGTCGACTTCGAGAAGCCAGCTGTGGAAGTTCTGGTTGGCGTTGATCTCGCGCCAATCGGGTACTTCCGCCGACAGTTCCGTCCAGAACATCTGCTCAGCGTTCAGCGCCTGTCGCTGTACAACGCTCTCCACCTTGGGGACGACGCTACTCTGGAGCTGGGCGAGCGACCGCCGCAAGTCTGCGACCTCTTGGTCCCGCCCCGACATCTCCTCACGAGCTGCACGGCGCATGACCTCAATCGACTCACCGTACTCCTCGACGTCCTTGTCAGTGATGAGCTTTGCCGCGGCCACCTGTGCGGGCGTGCTGGCCTGCTGGGGTGCGGTAAGCGACGCGATCAGCTGTTCGAGCTGACCGAGACGTTGGCTCAACTGGTTGTTCTCCGCCCGGAGGCGAGTGGTATCAGCGTTGTACATCCCTTGCAGGGAGCGCCAGCGCTGCTCGTAGGTTTGATCTTCGTTCGTGGTACCGGGTCGTCCTTGCTCGGTGGACGCCGGCTCAGCTGCAGCTTCGCTTGCCCCGTCGGCTGCCGTGGTCTGTGCGGCCGGAGCCTCCACCTGCGCTGCAGGGTCGGAGTTCAGGTCCTCGTACAGCTTGGCAACAGCCTCAGACTGCCTTTGAATTTGCGCGGGAATGGCCATTTAGACGCTCCTCTCGGGTGTGCGTGATTGGATCAGCTGCCCCTACGGGGCTTTGCTGCTAAGTCAGGGGACTCCGTCATGAGCCTGTACAGCTCTGACAAGACCTGACACCGCCCCTGTGCAAGTGTCACGGTCTGTGGTCCGACGTTGGGGAGCCGCTCGAGCTCCGAGGCCCGCCACTCTCCCAACCATTCCAAGATGATCGGGTATTGGCGGACGCTGACTGCCAGCGCGTGGACTACTTCGGGGGAGACCTGCTTCACTGCGGGCCTCCATTGATCAGATTGGTCCCGCCGGCGGGGGCGCCAGCGAGGTCAGTGTTCTCCATACCGGGCTGCCCGCCACCGGGGGCTGGCATCTGCGAGGCCGCGGCCATGCGCTTCTGCATGCTGAGCTTCTCGCGGGATGGGACGATGTCGTCGACCGGCATCTGCAGTCCCTTGGCGACCTCGCGCAGCAGCGCGGCACGCCCCTCGGGCCCGATGATGGCGATGTCGAACTCGTTGGCCGTGGCGTTCAGGAACTCCACGCGGCGGACGTTGACCGTCTCCTTGACCGCGAGGTTGACCGCTCCCTTGGCCACGACCTGCGCGTCGCCCTTGATCGCCTCATCAGGGTCGTAGCGCATGTTGTAGACGAACTGACGCTGCACGATGGTCTTGAGCACGTCGTTGTCAATGTGCATGACCACCTGCCGGATGCCCTTGCCTGCGGAGCCCATCAGCATGGAGAGGCCCGACGCCGTGCGCCCCGCCCCCTGCACGTTGGTGTCGCCGTAGATGTAGGCCGGGATGCCGCTGTGGTCATCAGCCATGCGCGAGAAGCGGTCGTAGACCCCCACCAGCGTATTGGCATTGTCGTTGGGCTGGTTGAACCGCACTGCCGGCGCCGACGACCCCAGAGGGTCGTTGAGCACTTGCCAGATTTTCCATGGCTGCATCTGCGTGATGTCTTCGTTGGGTGGCAGGCGCTCGAGGTTGACCTCGACCTGCGGTCCGGAGGCGATAGCCATGTTGTTGACCAGCGCCCGGGCCGCCGCGTTGCAGACGCCCTGAATGTCTTCGATGATCTCGGGGATGCCCTTGCCCCAGAAGGCGCCGGGCTGCTTGATGAACGATGTCTTGGCGTAGGGCTTCTCGCCCAGCGGGTCGTAATTTAGGACAGCCTTGATGACGTAGTTCCCCACGGCCCAGACGTTGGCGTCGTACTCGCGATCCTCGTCGGGCACTTCCTCCTCGGTCATGCCCCACTCGCGCAGCATCCGGCCGCTGACCTTGCCCCAGAACTCCAACGCGTCATAGACCTCGGTGGGGCGGAGCTCTGTGTGGAACTTGCGCTCCTCCTCCTCGCGGGAGTTCTTCTGCCACTCCTGCACCCATGACTGGGTGTTGCCCACTTCGAGCACTTTGCGGATGGCTTGGTCGTCATACCCCGGCACACCGATCAGGTCGGCCATCTGGGTGCGCGTCATCTCGTGGTACTCGAAGATGTAGCCGTCGTTGATCCGGGTGATGCCCGGCTCGGGGTAGATGTTGAAAGGGCTGACGCGCTCGTACTCCGGCGCGATGCGCTCGCCCGGCTGCAGGCTCGTACCCTCCCACTTGAGGTAGCGCTGGCGGCGGACGATCGGCCCTTTGACGAAGGCTGCCGGGAACGTGACGAGGTCCGTGATGAACTCGTTGAACGCATCGGCCCAGCCGCCTTGGGCGAACTGGTCCTCGATCTTGGTCTTCATACGGTCGACGCGGTTCTGCGCCGCCTGCAGAATCTTGAACCGGAACTCCTGCGCGACCGTCTCCTTGAGCTCGGCCAGCTGGGTCTTGTTGGGCGCCTGCCCGGAGGACTGCAGCACCTCCATGACGCGCTCTGCGAAGGCCAGCTGCAGCTCCTCGGACTCCTTTGGGGACAAGTCTGGGATGGCAGTGGGGGTGAGGTCCCACGGGGGGGTGCCACTATCGAGCAGGATGTCACGCAGCCAGCTCTCGGCCGCCCGGCACTTGACCTCCGTGATCATCATGTAGACCTCGGAGCCGCCCTGCGTCTTGATCTGAGAGAGCTTGTCCGCCTCGTACGCGCCGTTGCGCTGCCGCATGGCCTTGAGCATGATGTCGGTGATGGGGTCGCGCGAGATGCGTGCAGCATCCCAGCACTGCTTCAGGTGAGCCACGATGCCCAACATGATGGGGCTGCTCTGGCGAGCGGCAAGATCGCGCTCTGCCTGCTGTCGCTCTTGGCGAACAAGCTCGTCGTTACCGACAACGCGAAGTAATGTCAGACCTGCCATGTAGTGCTCCTTGGCGACACAATACACAGTACGCACCATACGCGCAAGAAAAACCCCGCCGGGGATGGACCGGCGGGGCAAGTTGAGCAGGCAGCGGAGCAGGGAGGAGAAGTCCGCTGGTGGAAACAGCCTATCACGCCCACCCGCGAGCGTCAACGCGCTTGATCTCGCGCCGCTGGTGGAGCAGTGCGCCGCTGTCAAGGCTGCCCACGTGGAGGCAGAAGTAGCTGACCGCATCGCCGACGTGGCTGTGCTTGCCTGCGTCGCCCGTCTTCTCCAGCCCATCGCCGTTCTTCTTGAACCGGTACCCGCCCATCATGGCGGCCTTGACCCGGTTGCAGCTGGGGTCCACGAGGAACCCCGGATCGCCGTCGACCTGCCGCATGAGGTAGTCATCCACGGCCGCGATCCGCGCCGTGATGCTGTTGGTCCGCGCAGGGATAACCCGCAGCCCTTCCGCCTTGATGATGTCGATCGCGCTCCGCTCGTCCGTCTGCGCGCGCTGGACGCCTGCAGGGTCGACCACAACGATCACCGGTGCCCCAGCGAACCTCTCGAACAGCAGGGGCTTCAGCACCGTCCTGACGAAGCGCTGGACCCCCATGTCGTAGCTGACCGCTTCAGCCATCACGAGGGCCCGGCCGCGCGGGTCCTGCTGCCCTATCACCGCGGCCGGGGTGAGGCCGAGGTCCATCCCCACGATCACAGGGCGGGTGCCATTGATGAAGGGGCGCAGGGTGGCTCTGGCCATGTGGTAGTCAGGGCGGAAGTACTTGAACACCGGCGTGCCGGCCAGCGACAGCCCGTACTCCCCGTCGATGAAAACCCGGATGTACTCCTCCGACCGACCTTGGGTGTCGTAGTACCCGTCCGGCAGGTTCTCGATGTTCTCGGCGTAGGGGCTCCTGCCCGAGGGCTGCTTGAAGACGTCCCAGCCGTTGTCGTTGGGGGAGACACCGTCCTTGGGGTCGATCTTCTCCATCTGGTAGAACCACCACGTATCCATGGTGGGCGGGTTGGTGTCTGCCCACATCCCGTGCCATGTGGCCCCGCCGTCCTTGGCAGAGGGGAATCGCCCGATGCGCTTGGACATGGCGTCCACGATGTCGGGGTGGATGTCCCTGCACTCGTTGAACCATGCGAAGGTCAGCTCGAGGGAGTTGAGGTTGGCCACGTCATCCGCGTCGTCGAGAGCTCGGAACATGATCTCGCACTCGATGTCGCCCACCTTGAAGAAGTAGGTCTTGGTGGTGCGCATGAAGTGCCCGCAGACGCCGGACGGGAACCAGTCGAGGAAGGTTTTGATGGTGGTATCCGACAGCTGGCGCACGGTTTCACGCACCACAGCACAGCGCGTCCTGCGGATGCCCTGTGCGTTGGGTTTCTGCTGGGCCGCGCGGCGGATTATCTCGAAGCAGCACGCCACGGACTTGCCAGAGCCGACAGGACCCATGATCGCGCGCATCCGAGCGTCCGAATCCATGAACCGGGTCACGGTGGGGGTCGGGGTGTAGGAAATATCAAGCGGCATCGTAGATAATCACCATGTAAGGGGGGTTCCCGGGCTTGGGACGGGCGACACGCGCTGTGCGGTAGGACTTTTTGGCCGCTTGGAGGGTGGCCGCGAACGCTTGGGCGGCAAACAGGCTGTAAAACCGGTGGACCTCACTCATACTCGACGACATCGGCGTCCTCGATGGCAGGTGGGGTGTGTTTTGCGGTCACATCGAGGGTCTGACCCCCCAAATTGATGGTGATCGTGACGCCACCGGCGCCGTTTTGGCCCTCGTTGGCGGGGGTCGTGTCCAATCCGGCCCACTTGACGGTGCTTTTGATGAGGTCGGCCTTGACCGCGGGGCTCACAATGGGGTCGTGGATGAGAATCCATGAGGTCTTGAGCAGTTCTTCAGCCTGTGCGCGGGCCTTGACTCGGAACGTGAGGCCCTTGGTGCGCACTTCTTCCCTGTAGGCATCCACCTTCTTCAGGAAGTTGGCGTCGTTCTTGAAGGTGAGCAGGTCACTGGCATCGTACTCGTGCCGATCCAGCAGTTCGTCGAGCTTCTCCCCGCTGCCCTCCATGAGAAGGGCGAGGTCGAAGGCGAAACGGTCGGACCACTTGGTCTGGACGGGGCTTATGTACATGGGGGGATGATACCTCTTGGTGGCGGGGCCGGTCAATAGTGTAAAGATTTGGTTTTAGGGCCGGGAAAATTTTTGAATCGGTTGATGGCGGGGGTGCTATAAAGTGTACGGATGGTGTATGAATGGTGTACGAATGTAAAGATTGCTATTTTTGGGTCATGCTTTGTGGGGTTTACCATTATACGGGGGGTATGCGAATCCGCTGTCCGACCCCCCACCCCCCTATGCGCGCGCATAATGCGTCGCGGGCGTCTTATCCTCTGATATAAAGCGATTTCACCCTATGTTGC